TCATGAACAGTTGCTTGACTTTCTTTAATAACATTTGCAAATGTAGTAATACCCACTCCACTAGCATTTGCTTTATCACGCATTTCAGTCATACCACCAGCAAAACTTGCACCAGCGGCTGTATATTCCTGCATGGCCTTGGCTGTTTTACTAAATTCAGCGGCCATAAAATCATTACCAGCTTTGGCTATTGCGGCTCCGAAGTCAATGACTTCTTTAGATACTTCCGCTAATTTATTAGAAGCATTTTCAGCACCTTCAGTTAATGGTCCCCCAATAGACAAAGCCGCATCAGCTAGACCAAATACTGCATCAGATGCAATTTTAAGGCCAGACGCCATCATATCTATACCGGTGTCAATTATCTTAGCACCAAATTGTATTGGATCAGAGACATTGTCGTCGATATTTTTAATCATACTAACTGCAATTGTTGCCGCAGTAGATGCTAGACTACCTGCAAAACTACCTAGACTTTTAGCTGTGGCCACCGCGGTATCATCTAGCTGTTTACTAAAAGCAGACATCTGATCTTGTGCTTTCTTTTCTTCTTTGATCAGCTGGTCAAGTGCAGACCCTTGTTTTTTAGTGCTTTCAGTTTCTTTCTTCTTGGCTTCTTGTGCTTTCTTTTCTTCGGCCTGTTTGGTTTTATCAGACTTACTTACAGCCTTGAGGATTTCCTGCATGGTGCTTTCTTGCGCCGCGCCTTCGACTTCAATGTCGCCTACCCCTGGAATAGTAATTTTAATAGCCATGTTTTTTCCAAATAAATATTACAATAGTATAATACTATTTATGGAGTTCAAAAACCTATGTCTACACCTATTGCTAACAATCCGTTAGCTAAACATTATCGCCAACCATCAATCTATCTACGATTACCCAGTGGAGGGAAATTCTACCCAGAAAACTCAGTGGATCTATCATTAAAGGGTGAGATAGCAATTTATCCCATGACCATCAAAGATGAAATTCTATTGAAAACTCCAGATGCATTAATGAATGGTGAAGGCATGGCAGCAATGATAGCTAGTTGTTGTCCAGGAATTAAAGACGTATGGGCTATTCCGCTAGTAGATCTCGATGCTATATTAATTGCTATTAGGCTTTCTAGCTATGGTCCAGGCATGGATATGAAAAGTTCTTGTTTACATTGTCAAACAGAAAATGAGCATACTATAGATTTACGTGTGGTCTTAGACAGTCTAACTCCTGTTAAAAAATACAACGAAGTTAATGTGCTTAATGGTCTAGCATTTAGACTTAAACCACAAACTTATCGAGATTTAAATAGAGTAGGTTTAATTAGATTTGAACAGGAAAAATTAATCAGTGCTATATCAAATAGTGAGTTGTCAGACACAGAAAAACAAGCCCTGTTTAAAGAAGCATTTGATAAACTAACAGAATTAAACATAGGCACACTTACTAGTTGTATTGATACAATCACCACCGAAGAAGGGGTTGCTGTAACTGATCCTATATTAATTGATGATTTTTTAAAACAAACTGATCGCAGTACCTATGACGGTATAAAACAGTTAATTGAAACTACTGTGGGGAATAATAAACTAGCACCAGTAGAAGTTGAATGTAACGAATGTAGTAAAAAATACAAAGTTAATTTGGAGTTTAACCAATCAAGTTTTTTCGGTTAAGGCTTCTGACCTGGGATAATGACCGAATTTCCGCAGAATTAGAAGCAATGGATAAAGAAGTCAAAGCCTTTAAGGAAGAAGCCCTAAGAATATGTTGGTATATGCGTGGGTCGTTAGACTATAATGACGCTATGTTATTAACTGTAGATGATAGAGATATTATCAATAAGATTGTTAAAGACAATATTGAAACAACTGAGAAATCTGGATTGCCATTCTTTTAAGATGTCTACGACATCTGCATTATCGCTTGCGCTCAATGCTTTTTCTTCTATTCTTTTTAATTTAGTATACTTTGAATACTGTTCATTCTTCTAATGCTTTATCTAGATCCTTCAGTCACAATTTACCTATTGCAGGTAAATTGTAACGAGAACTTTATCTGAGTCCTTATCGCACCTTAACTAAAAGAGATTGTTAATCAATAACACGGAGGCGGTCAGCCGGTACCCCCTACTCTAGATTTTTCTGACGGTAGCGCAAACAGCCGTAGTTAGCCAACTGTTATTTTGCTCCTGGGTCGGTTTGTTTCGGAGCCCAGATCATTCGGTTTTTACACCTATTGATACCACATTGCCATTCAGTGTGTAGTCTACTCTACACGTTCCAAGTGCGGCCATTACGCGAGCACCATCTCCTCTGAATACAGAACCACGTCTGCAATAGGGCGGTTAAAACTTTAGCTTTGTGCTTATTTTATGATTTTTAGATCTTTAACTGAATTCTTGCCTAGTTTGATTTGAATAATACCGTTATAATTGTCTTCACGTAACAGCACATTCTCTTTAAATTGATAGTATGCCTCTAAATAATTTGTTTCTCCACGACTGCTACATAGATGTATAATTTCGCGAGTAAACTTATCTTTGCCTAATGTTTCGACGTCTGCTTGTAAACGTGGACTAGATCCCCAGTAGGTCTTCCAATCTGTTTCTACAACTTCATGTCTTTTATTTTTCTTGCCTTTTAGAGGTGGTCTCTTTTTGATTGTAATAAAATATTTGCGGCCGATATAATCATGCCCGTTGGTCGTATTAGTTATTCTGTATATAAAGCCATAATAAGTGCCAATATCCCCGGAATCAAAAGGTACACCGTTATAAGTCCAAGGATATTCATATGCCATAATGCTATTTATTTTTACAATTGCTATTGTGAAATCTTTTAATATTAGTAAGGTTTTGAGATTGAATACCACAAATATCACAACTGTGCCAAGGGCGTTTTGCCTTCCACTCTTCTGTCATTTGTATGTTTTTATTCCAAGCAACTTGACCTATGTGTGCTTTGCTAATATTAAACTTAGCAATATCTGATCGTTTTTTACCTGATAATGCCTTACTTAATTTTTCTCTTGTTGAATCTGAAACAATTTTTCCTGTTTGTGCTTGAGATATACGTGTCTTGTGCTCTTGCGAACGAATAGATCCGCTCGCTCCTTCTCCGCCGTTTGAAAGATTTATTAAAATACCTGTTCCTAAATCTTTACGACCATATTTTTCAATTAGCATAATTTCGAGGGCCATTGCTTCTTGTTCAGTTAACTTATCTTTAATAATTTGAATATGTTCTTTATTTGAAGGTATTCTATTATTGTGTCCTATATATGCTCGGTTGTTTTTACCTTTTCCTATATAGTATGGTGTACCTGCTAGAGCAGTAGACGAATCCTTTTCTCTGAGGTACTGGTATACGTAATAAATATTCATGCTGACATTCCTTTACAATGTTAGAGTAGTTGGGGTTCCTACACCCGCGAACTACACTACTATTTATTTAAAATGACAGCATTTTCTGTTATTACTTAGCGGACATTTCGTTCTTTTTGGTTTGGATTTCTGCACGACGAGCTTTAGCTAGTTTGCCTAAATCACCTAATGCACCACGAGCACGTGCGGCAGCGGCTTTAACACCTTTGCCTTCAAATTTTTCTGATTCTGCTGTGTATGTTTCTACTGCTGCTAAGATTTGTTCATGTAATGTTGCCATCTTTACTTCTCCTTGTTGTTATGTGTATTTAACCACCTACAGTGGCGGTTAAATTATTTTACGTCTACGTCTGTGTTATAACTGGTAAAGCCGTTTTCTTTAACCACTGTTAAGATATTGTTTACTCGACCTGCTAGTTCATCTCTATGACTCACTAGCCAAATTGATTTGTGCGAATCACGTGACATCTTTTTAAGTATGGCTAAACTGTTTTCAACACCACTAGCATCCATACCGCTGTCAACTAGTTCGTCAATAAACAATAGGTTAATAGGTTGATATAGACTTTCCCATACATCACGGAATGCCCATGACATAGATAAGATTAGTCTATTGCGCTCACCACGACTAAGATTATCGAAGTCAAGCTCTCTACCTAGTTCAGTAATATTAACACTTAGATCATTCATAAACACCACTGTATGCGGTAAACCTATACGATCTAAGTATTGACTTAATCGAGCATTTAAATAGCTCAAGTTCTGATCAATAATACGTTTACGAATGTAACTATCTTTATTAGTCAATAGTTTATGTAAGAACTCTTGATGCTCTTTGTAACGAGTTAGCTCATTCATATTAGCATAATCAATTTCAGCTAAGGCAGTGGTCTTCATCTCAGCAATTTGTTCTTTATAGGGATCCTCTTCGACCTGCTTGCTAGCCAACTGTGCTTGTAAACTGCTGACAGTGGCACGGTGATGGATAGCATCCTCTTCTTTATCATAGTAAACCTTAGGTTGTTGCCCTAATTCGCCTAGTTCTTTCTTAGTAGCTAAGAACAACTGCCATTGCCCTGCTAGTTCAAGATACTGCTTTCTAGCATCATCTAATGTTTTATGTTTACCTGCTAATACTGCTTCATGCTTTTCATCATGAAATGTCTGTCCGCAAGCATAACAAGTATGCGATTCTAAATCAGCAACTTCTTTTTCTGTTTTCTCTACTAGTTTTTGT